GGCGGCAGAGTGGCATCGTAAATATGCGCATGACAAGGCTTGCGATAATTGTGGCGAAGTTGTCCCTATGGTTGTGCGGTCATTTAATTCGCAAAGGTTTTGCGGGGACATTTGTAAATCTCGATTCAGTAGAAGAAATAAAGCCAATAAGTAAAACAGAAGATGTGTGGTGTTTAACGGTCCCATCTGTAGGTCATTTCACGCTTGAAAATGGCACGGTTGTAAAAAATTGCGATGCTTTTAGGACGTTTGCTATGGGGTTTGTGGATAGGCAGTATGAGTTAAGTGACTGGGGCGGTGATGAAAGACAGGTAGTTGCCGAGAGGGAAGATGATTTATTTGCGTATTAGAGATAATGTGTTAAGATGTTAGTGTTTTAATATCAGGAGAAAAGTCTATGGGAAATCCGTTTACGAAGCCGAAAACACCTGAGTTGCCACCCGTCCCCGCAGGGCCGACGGATGCTGAAATAGCGGCGTCGAGTGAGAAGGATAAGCAGGGGCGTCGTAATCAACGGGGCCGTGCGAGTACGATATTAACTGGTGAGGATGTCTCTAAGGTTGGAGGTGTTCTAGGGGATGATGTCTCTGGATTGAAAAAGAAAACAGAATTAGGTGGATAAATGGATATAGCGCGGGAGCTGATTGCAAAGCAAGGTCGTTTAAGTAGTGACCGTGCGAATTTTGAGCAACATTGGGCTGAGATAGCGCCATTGGTGTTACCGAGGCAGGATGATTTTTTTGATAATAATCAGCGCCAAGCGGGGGATAGACGGACTCGGAATAAGTATGATGATACGGCGACACTGGCATTAGAGCGTGGTAGCGCGGCGATTGAGGGTATATTGGTCCCTCGCGGTCAGTTATGGCATGGGATATCACTTCCTGATGAATTGAATGATGATTATGAGGCTCAGGTATGGGCTGAGAATTTGGCGAAGTTTTTATTTAAGCAACGGTATAGCAGTAACGCGAATTTTGCATCACAGGCGCACGAGTTTATTATGAGTTTGTTGTGTTTTGGAACGGCGGTTATGTCTGTTGAAGATATAATGGGCGAGGGTATTAAGTATCGTAATAACCATCTGAGCGAGCATTGTGTTATGGAGAACGCTCGCGGTAAGGTTGATACGACTTATCGTAAGTACAAGATGACTGCGAAGCAAGCTAATGAGAAGTTCAAGGATAAAACCCCTGAGAAGGTTTTGGAGGCGTTAGAGAAAACGCCACATAAGCGTATGGACTTTTTGCACGTAGTTATGCCTGATATTGAGGGTGAGACTGGTATGGCGTTTATTGGGTATCATGTGTCTGTAGAGGATAACGAATTAATTGCGATAGGCGGCTTCAAGTCATTTCCATATATTGTTAGCCGTTGGGTAACGGCTCCGAACGAAACGTATGGCCGCAGTCCTGCGATGAATGTTCTATCTGAGATTAAGATGTTGAATCAGATACGCAAGACTGATTTGAAAGCGCGTCATAATGCTGTTGACCCGCCTATCTTAGCGGCAGACCAGATGACGATACGCAAGTTGAGTATGAAGGCTGGGGCGATTAATTATGGTACTGTTGGTATGGATGGCCGCCCGTTGGTTATGCCGTATAATAGCGGTTCTGATATTAATGTTAGTAATGATGCTATTCAGCAGTCAAGACAGATAATTAACGATGCGTTTTTTGTGACGTTGTTTCAGATATTGGTTGATACACCGCAGATGACAGCGACGGAAGTGTTGCATCGTGCTGAGGAGAAGGGGATGTTGCTATCTCCAAGTGCTGGTCGTCAAATGAGTGAGTGGTTAAGCCAGATGATTGAGCGTGAGATATCGCTGTATGAGGACTATGGTATATTTGAGGATGACGGTATTCTACCTATGCCTGAGAGTGTAAAAGAGTTGGGCGGCTCGATAGAGATTGATTATCAGAACCCGTTGACACAAATGCAAAATGCGGGTGAAGGAAGTGCTACGGAAAGAACGATACAGTCGTTAGTGCCGATAGCTCAGATAGACCCGAGTGTTTTAGATGTTGTTGACTGGGCAGTTTACGGTGATATTGTTCGTAGAGCGAATGGTGCGCCGACAGCGTTGTTTAAAGACCCTGAGTTAATGGCTCAGGAAAAAGAGGCCAAGGCACAACAGCAACAAATGATGCAGATGGCACAAGCGGCACCTCAAGTAGCTGGCGCTGTGAAGGATATAGCTCAAGCTCAGGCGATTGAATGATAAGTATTAAAGATGCGCAGGTAACGTACAAGCAGGTGTTTGGTAGTGAGTCTGGCAAGGCGGTTTTAGCTGATTTGTCGAATTTCTGCCATGCGACAAAAACTACTGCATCTCGTCCTGAAAGTTTAGAGAGATTAGAGGGCCGCCGAGAGGTGTTCTTGCAGATAATGACGATGTTAAAGATAGATATTGAGGAAGTATTCGACGAATATTTAGATGATGGGTTTTAACCAAGGAGAAGAACTATGAATGAAATACTAGAAATCGCATTAAAAGAGGGGTGGAATACACTGCCTACTGATATGCCGCAGTACAAGGTGTATAAGGTGGCATCAACAGGGATTGACAGCAAGATAGAAAAGGCTGAGGAAAAACCGAAGGCTGTGAAGAAACCGAAGGCTGTGAAGAAACCCGCAACCAAGAAGAAAGGTAAATAATTATGACCGAACCCGCCCCAGCAGACGCAGGACAAGTGGCCGATGCCGCCCCTGTAGATAACGGACAAGCACCAGCAGAACCTACATCATGGTACGCCGCCGCGCCTCCTGAGATACAAGGTTATATACAAAACAAAGGATGGGATGACCCGATGCAGGCGGTCAACTCGTATCAGGAATTAGAGCAATTCCGAGGTGCTAGTCCTGATAGGTTAATTACGTTGCCCAAAGAGGGTGAGCCGATGGATGACGTTTACAATAAACTTGGTCGTCCTGAAACTGCGGATAAATATGAGTGGAGCGCACCTGATGGTGTAGAGACTGATGATGGTTTTATGACAGCTATGAAGTCTGCCGCTCACTCAAAGGGTGTTTCTCAGGAGGCTTTTGCGAGTATGGCCGATGAATATTCGGGATATCAGCAACAGGTAATAGAGCAAAATAATGAGACTATGGCACAGGCGCAAGAGGCTGAGTTAACGCAGTTGAAGTCTGAGTGGGGACAAGCGTATGATGAGCGAGCTGAGTTAGGTCGTAGGTTTGTTTCTAAGAATATTCCGGATACGATGGACAAGGCTCAGACATTAGACGCTATTGAGGGTGCGATTGGTACGGCGGCGATGTTAAAGTTGTTTTCTAATGCAGGTGAGTCAAGTGGTGTTCGTGAAGATAGACTTCCAAGTTCAGATGGAGATAGACCGTTTGGTTACACTCCACAGCAAGCTCAGGCAGATTTAAAAGAGCTAAAGCAGGATATTGCGTCTGACCCAGCTAGGTTGTCTAAGTTTAATGAGGGCAAAGGTAACGATTACGACAAAATTAGAAAGTTAAACACTATTGTTGCAGGTTAAGTAAAATGGTGTTAATATAATAGAAATTATCAGCCAAGGCGTTTCCGCCCCTGAGAAAACAGCATCTACCTAGATGAAAAAAAGGTATGGAAATGCCCCGTCACTGGACAAGCAAGCCCGAAAAACAAATGGTAGCGAAGTGGTTTCGTTGCTAAAAACTTTTTTTGGAGGCTAATATGGCTGAAATTCAAGCACTACGCTCACAGGAGTACTCAACGAATCTTGAGATGCTCTCACAGCAAAAAATGGCCAAGCTTGCTCCGTACGCAATGGTACAGCAAGCTTCTGGCAATAAAGCCTTCCGTCTATTATCACAAATTGATAAAACGGAAGCATCACGTAGAACTACTTCTGCAAAACCCGCAGTAAATATTGACATCAATCACGATGGTCGTTGGGTTTATCCTGTCATGTATGATTGGGGTAAAGTTGTCGATGACTTAGATTTACTGCAAACTAACATCTCACCTCAAGGTGCTTATGTTCAATCTGCTATTGCGGCATTGAATCGTACTGCGGATGATTTGTTTGCTACTGCTTTCTTTGGTGACGCCCAAACTGGTGAGACTGGATCAACTGCTACTGCTTTCGATAGTGATAATGTTGTTGCTGTTAACCATGGTGGTTCTGCTGAGGGTATGACTGTTGGGAAAATGCGTGAAGCACAAAAAATCTTGTTAGATAATGATGTCGATATTGATATGGAAGAAATTTTCATTGCTGTGTCGCCAAAACAACATGATGATTTGTTAGGACTTACAAGTGTTGTTAGTACAGACTTTAATGACCGTCCTGTGCTTGTTGATGGGCGCGTTCGTCGTTTCTTGAACATGAACATTATCATTTCTACACGCTTACCTACTGATAGTAATGCGTACCGTCGTAATCCTGTTTGGGTTAAGTCTGGTATGGGTTGTGGTGTATGGAAGGAAATTAACGGGGTTATCCGTCAACGTCCTGACTTACAAGGTAATCCTGACTATGCAGAAGCTTCAATGATGAAAGACTTTACTCGTCTAGAAGAAGCTAAGTGTGTTGAAATCAAATCTAGCGAAGCATAGGAGAAATAGATTATGGCTATAACTTTAGGAACTCACATCACTAAATTTGATGCAAAACCGTTTGACACAGTTAATTCTCGTCAACATGGTGGAGTATTAAAAGGTGCTGTGGATACATTTGAACTTGCTGATACAGCAAATGACGATGCTCACATGGTTTTCAAAATCCCTGTCGATGCTATTCTTTACTCTGTAAAGATGGCGGCTGATGATTTGGGGAGTGCTGGAACTGTTGATATTGGTTTTCACTACAAAGCGATTGATGGCACTTATACTGCTGTTGATGTTGACGCGATTGCTTCTGCGATTGACGTTAATGCGGCGGCTACTGGCCTAACCGAATATCGTTTTGAGGCGGCTAATATTGATACGGCTCTTGAAAAAGCATATGAGCTTGCTGGTTTAACAGCGCGTCCAGCTTACGAAGATTTATATTTGTCAATCTCTACTCCAGCAGGAACAACTGCTGTTGGTACAGTGACAATGCAAATTCAGTACGCTGAATAATTAATATTAAGGGTAGCGTGTAGGTTTATACGCTACCCTTTTAACTATAGGAGGTCGTTATTGCATCTAAGACAGAAATTGCTAATCGTGTATTATCTAAGACTGGTGATAGGCGCGTATCTAACATCGAGACAGACACTTCCGAACGAGCGCAAGTCATTAACTCTATGTATGATATTGTCCGTGATAATTTACTACAAAAATACCCGTGGAACTTTGCAATTAAGAGAGCGCAACTTGCTGTTGATGGTGCGGCCCCAGCTTGGGGTTATACAAAACAGTATAAGTTGCCTGTTGATTGCTTGAGCCTTTTGAGCATTAAAGGTAATCCAGATTATAAGGTCGAAGGCGGTTATATTCTGACAAATGAAGGTGCGCCGATATATATTAAATATATTAGACGAGTTACGTCTGAGGGTGATTTTGGCACTATGTTTGGTGAGGTTTTTGCGTGTGATTTAGCTGTTGAATGTGTCGAAAGAATTAGCGGTTCTAACACTAAGAAACAAATATTAGCCCAGCAACGCGATGAGGCTATGAGAATGGCGTTTACAAATGACGCTATCCAAGACCCACCTCAGCAATTACAAGATAGTGATTGGCTGTTATCGAGAGAGTCGTCTGTGATTTATGATGAGATAGATTATAACGTATAGGATTAAATATGGTTCGCGCTACCACAATGCAGACAAACTTTACGGCGGGTGAATTTTCTCCGTTGTTGTCTGGTCATATTAATATTGAGCGTCATCCGAATAGTTGTTTGTTATTACAGCGTATGATTCCTTTGAAGCAAGGCCCCGCTGTTCGTAGTGGCGGAACTAAATTTATTGTTGAAGTTAAGGATAGCTCAAAAGAAACAGCTTTGATTCCGTTTGAGTTTAATGTCGAGCAATCTTATCACATTGAAGCGGGTGATGGTTATTTTAGGTTTATTAAGAACAACGCTCAGATTTTAGATGGCGGTTCTGCGTATGAGATAGTTTCCCCATATTCTGATACTGATTTAATAGATGATGAATGTAAGAATAAATTCCAACATGCGCAATCTGCTGATGTTTTGTATATATCTCATGGTGATTATGCCCCTAGAGCCTTAGCCCGCGCTGAGGATGTTGATTGGTCATTGGCGACTATGATGTTTCTTGATGGGCCTTACCTGCCTGAGAACGCTGAGGATACAACATTAACGCTCTCAGGCACTACTGGTAGCGTTACAGTTACAGCGAGTGCGGTTACTGGAATTAATACTGTCTCAGGCACAGAGGGCTTTAAATCTACGGATGTAGGGCGCTTAATTAGATGGAAAGACCCTGCTAATAACTGGGTATGGTTGGAGGTTACGGCATTTACGTCAACTACGGTTGTAACAGCAACGATTAAAGGTGAAGATGCAAGTGCGACTACAGCGACGAATGACTGGCGTTTAGGTGTTTATTCTGAGACAACGGGCTTCCCTAAGGTTATAGCGTTTTTCCAAGATAGGGTTTTGTTAGCGGGTTGCGCTCAATATCCTGATAGATACGATTTAACAAAAACAGGAGGCTACTCTCCTACTGGGTTTAATTTTGCTCCGAGTGATGCAGATGGGACAGTAACGGATGATTCTGGTATTAATGGTACATTACAGTCTGGGCAGGTGAATACGATTCAATGGGCTAATCAGGATGGGCGAGGACTTGTTATAGGTACGTATGATAATGAATGGATTATTAGACCTGATGCTAATAACGGTGTGTTGACGCCAAGTAATGCTAAGGCTGATAAAATCTCTAGTGTTGGTAGCGCGTATGTCCAGCCATTTACAGCAGAGAGCGGGACGATATTTATCCAGAGAGCAAGACGTAAAGTCCATGACCTAATTTACAATTACGATAGGGATTCTTTGAAGCCTCGGGATATTACGGTTATCTCTGAGCATATAACGAAAACAGGAGTAGCGCAGATAGGGTTCCAGCAAGAGCCGTTTAATGTTATCTGGATGCGCCGTACGGACGGTCTTTTGATTGGAATGACGTACTATCCTGATGAGAGCGTATTCGCCGCTCACAGGCATCCTCTTGGTGGTACGGACGCTAAGGTTAAATCTATTTCAGTTATACCTAGCGCGGATTTGTCGCGTGATGAATTAACAATGGTGGTAGAGCGGACTATTGATGGTGGTACAAAGAAATATATTGAATACATGACGCCATATTATGAAGATGGAACGGATAAAGAGGATGCGTTTTATGTTGATGGCGGTATAACATATGATGGTGTGGCAACTGATACTGTAACGGGTCTGGGTCATCTTGAGGGTGAGGTAATAAAACTCATGGTAGACGGCAATTCTCATCCTGATTTAACCGTTTCTGGTGGCTCTGTGATACTAGAGAATGATGTTACTGGTTCTGTCGTTCAGGCTGGCTTAGGAAATACGTGGGCTATAAAATTACAACGGCAAGAGGGTGGCTCTAAAACAGGTGTTGCTCAGGGCAAGATTAAGCAGGTTAAGGGGATTGTTGTTAGGTTGCTATATACGTTAGGTATGCGGTACGGGCCTGATACGGATAATTTAGAGGAGTACGATTTTGAGCAAGGGCAAGCGTATGATGAGAGTCTGCCGCTATACTCAGGTGACACGCCATATTTAAGAGGCTCGTTTGCTTACGATCAAGAGGGTTTTGTTTATCTCACGCATGATGGTGTTTTTCCTGCTGGTGTTTTGGCTGTGATAACTGAGGTGTTAACGGAGGATAGAGGGTGATAATAGTGCCTTTTTTGCCTGCGCATCTTAAGCAATTAATTGTGCATGATTATATGGGGTTTATTCAACCTGATTTAGATGATGAATATGCCGAGCAATTAGATAATAGTTATGCGTATTCTGCGTTTTCTGACGGTAAGTTAGTTGGGTGTGCTGGTATGATACAAATATCCAAGGTTCGGTGGCAAGTGTGGGCGTTAATGGCAAAAGATAGTGGCAAGTCTATGGTTGGCTTCACCCGCGCTGTTAAGAAGTTTTTAGATAAAAACCCAAAGCCGAGAATGGAGACACATGTTAGGTGTGATTTTACAGTTGGTCAAAAATGGATGAAAATGTTAAAATTTAACTGCGAAACCCCTGATGGGATGAAAGCTTACGGAGATGATGGTTATGATTATTATTTATATGCAAGGTGTGTGCGATGTTCTTAGAAAATAAACCTTGGGAGACTATGGGGGGTTTTTGTCGTGACCCTGTAACTGTAGCTCTGGTGGCCTCTACAGCTATGACGGCTGTTGGCGCTATATCTTCTGGTCAAGCCGCCTCTGCTGAGGCTGATTACCAATCGGATGTAGCTAATCGTAACGCTGAAATTTCTAAAGTACAAACGGGGCAAGCATTAGAAACACAAGATAGAGAGCGTAGATTGCGCCGTGGTGCGGCTATGGCAGGAGCGGGGGCTTCTGGTGTGGGTGTAGAAAGCTTTGGAGATATCCTGAGTTCTAACGCGGTACAAGAAGAGATGGACTTGCTGAATATTAAACAGCAAGGATTGTTACAACAGCAGAATTTTGCGTCTGAAAGCTCGTTTGCTAAAATGAGGGGTGAAAGTGCTAAAACATCGTCTTATCTAAAGGCGGGTTCTGCTATATTAGGTGGAGCGACAACTATGTATGGGGGTCTAAAAAGTACTCCTAAAGATAGTGGTAGCTCTGCTGTTAACCCTAATATTAAAGGAACGAGGTATTTACTGTAATGCCTAAAATTGAACAATATACAAGAAAGACACAACAATCAGGGTTCGTACAGCGTCAAGATGTAAGAGGGGCTTTTGATAGCGGGGTTTCCGAAGGGCTTGATGAGTTGGGCGGTTTTTTTGCTGAGTACTCTAAAAAGAGAGCTAAATCTGATTATACAGCGAAAATGTCTGAGTTTCAGCTTGAAAACATGCGCCGTATGAATGAAATGAAAACAGAAGACTTTGGCGATTTAAGCGCGTCTGAGGCGTATCAAATGGATTTAGAGGCTCGTGCCGATGAATTAGACATCAACCCTCTCATGAGGGCGCAATGGGACAATGACTTAGTTAATATGAAGGCGCAAGCTGTTAATGCAGGAATACAAGAAGATACCCAGCGTCAAGGTGTAAAAGCTAAGATGGATTGGGAAACGTCCGTTAGTAATTGGGAGAAAATTATTTCTTATGATGGCTCTCGTGTTAATGAAGCTGTTGGCGCTTTAGGCGCTGAGATTGACGCTAACTTAACTTTTGATCCTGTTGATAAGGCGTATGCTAAAAGCCGATTGAAAGGTGATTTGCAGAAAACAGCTCTTTACAGCTTAACAGAACGAGATGCACCTGCAGCATTAAGGGAGGTTAAGGGCTTAAAGAACGCGCTGACTGGTGACTACTATGCCAAGCTTGCGCAAACAGAGAGTAGTGGCAGTTATAATATTGTCTCTGGTGAGGGGGTTGGTCAAGAGGCACATAATCTAACCTCTATGACAGTAAAGGAGGTTATGGCTTTACAATCATCAATGCAAAAAAACAAAGGTAAGTACCCTTCATCTGCTGTTGGTAAAGGTCAATTTATTAAGGGTACACTTGACCAAGCTGTTAAAGAGCTGGGCTTAACTGGCAATGAAAAGTTTTCTGAGGAGTTGCAAGATAAACTTATCAGGAATCATACAGAGAAAAATAAACGTGGCCTTACGTCTTCTTTAAGTAGGACACCTACTGACGGTGAGTTGTACCTTGCGCATCAACAAGGTTTATCAGGTGCTTTAAAGCTTTTAAAAAACCCTAGCACTAAAGCAACTTCTGTGGTTGGTCATAAAGCTGTCACAAATAACGGTGGGGACAGTAATATGACGGCGGGGGAGTTTGCTGATATTTGGGTAAGTAAATTTGACCAGTCTGATTTATCTTTAGCAGAATTAAACAAGCTGGAAGTCCAAGCTGGAAAATCAGTATTGCAGATGGAAGAAAAGGCGGCGAAAGACAATAAGATTAACACAATCTTGTCTGATACAGATACTTGGGGTAGTTTTGTTAGTGGGAAGATGGCGTTATCTGATATCCAAAAACAACCCGATGGCGATTTAAAAGACTTGATGTTGCAGTCTTATAATAAATCGCTACCTAAAAAATCACAAATAGAGCAAGCAACAGAAGAGGACAGGCTAAATAAAATGAGCCTTGCCTTGAACGAAAGTTGGGGCGGGGATGGGTGGGAGATTAATAAAAAAAATCTGTCCGAATTTAATAAATTCAAGTCTGAGGTCATTAAGGCAACTGCGAATGGTTTAATTAGCGGGGAAGAGATGGCGAGTTATTTTAAAAAATTTAACGCTGATTATCTGGGCGCGATTGAGGGTAATAAAACCGACGGGGAGGTTTTTACTTTTAATGGTATCGCTTCTCCGTATAAGCAAGCATTTATAAAAGCAGATGCCGCCCTCGCAGGTATTTCACAAGAAAAAAACGTCATCTTAAAAGCCGAGGTTATGGAGAAGTTTGACATGTTTTTTCCTGATGATTACAAGTCACAAAGTTATGAAAAAGACATAAAGATTATTGATGAAGCGTTTAAAAAAGCTTATGCAGACGTTCTGATGAGAAATTACCCAAATCATTATAAAACACCAGAAGATATTCCTGCTGTTATTATTGATGGTGGAGAGAAGATACAGACAGGCTTTAGCGGCAGTGGTGAGAGTAATGTAACACCAACCACCACGGCTGAGGATGTTAATAATATGACTTTGGAGGAGCTTATAGCTTTTACTAGTAATGACCTCTGACCAAAAATTAGATGAGTTGCGTATAAAGGCTTTGCGTAAGATTGCTTTAGACAAGCTAAACTCAAAGCCTGTTGGCGTCCAACTTGAGAGTGGTGACATTGTTAATGCTCCTGCGAAAAGCTCCCCCACTGAGATTAACTATCTTAATGAGGTGCAGAATAACAATAAGAAATCAAGTGACTTTTTTGGTATGCAGTGGATAAGGGGGGTGGGAAATTTCGTTGCTAGTACTCCTCAAATGGTGGCTACTTATAATAAAAGAGTTTACGAAGATATAGCTGAGAAAAAAGGCGCTGATGGAAAGTACTTCGGGTTGAATGAAGAGCGTTCAAAGGAAATGGATATTTTCTTTAATGGCTTAAATCAAGGCGCGGATAATTTAAGTAAAAGAAACCAAAAGTTTTTAGATGACAATAACTTAACTAAACAAAAAGACGACGGTATATTTTTTGATATAGGCAGTGGTACTGGTTCTGTGGCTACATCAGTTGCTATGACTATGTTGGCAAAAGACCCTAAATTAGCGGCTTTCTTTTTTGGTGGTATGCAACAACAAGCCACTTATAAAGAAGCGAGAGAATCAGGTAAAACACCGAAAGAGGCAAGGTCTACTTCTAATTTAGCGGGTATAACTGAGGGTGGTATTGAAGCGTTAGGTGGAAGAATATTCCTTGATGTTGCTGGTGGGTTTGTAAGAAAAACTATAATAAGAACTCTTAGTGAGGGGGTGCAAGAGGCAACTCAAAGTGCTGGCGAAAGTGCTGTTATGATGGGTTCTGGCGTTAGGGAGACTGATATACCAGAAGCATTAAACCAAGCGGCGTACTCTTTTGCTTTAGGTGTGATTGTCGGCGCCCCTGTCAACACAATCGCCGCAACTTTTGAAAAAGAAGCTGTGGCAAGTGGTTTAACTGAAAAGCAAGCAAGAAGTATTTCTCGGTCTTTGATAGCTAACCAAACACAATTAGAGAAGGATATAGTGAAGGTGTTGCAAGCTGAACTAAACCCTGTGGGTGGTGATAAGCAAGCGGCGGCTGAGTCTAAGGTAGTTATAGAGCAATTCTTAAAGGGCGAAGAGATAGACACCTCTAATATAGGCACGGATGCTCGGTTGACTATAGAAAACTTAGTATCTGAATCCATAACTGAGGGTGAAAAGATTGCAGTCTCGATAGCTGGTGAAAACCGAAGAATGACTATGGAAAACAGTCAGCAGGAGGGAATAGTTAAAGAGGCTGAGAGCCTTAAAAAGCAGGTTGAATCTATTGGTCAATTTAATTTGAAAGAGCCTTCCTCTTTAAAGGACAAGCTCGGCTACACGCCAGAAACGATAACACAGTTTATTATTAAAAATGGCGGTATTAAAGATGTAGGCGGTGATTTAAACGCAAAAAGCTTAATTGGCCTGATTAACAAGAATAAAAGAGAGGTTGCTACAGCTCAAGGTAAATTCGAGCAAAAAGCTGGGATTGATGATGTTAAGCAACGGGTGTTTGGCGCGAAATACTTTCCGGATAAAAATAACTACAATGAAATAACTAACGCTGAATTATTTGATGCGATTGAGAATGATATATCAGGTCAAAAAGTTTATACCTTTGAGGACTCACAAAGAATTGATGACCTTATAGGTGATGGTCAATCTGGCGCGCAGTCTAGTTTCTATGAGCGCGGTATCAAACAAGGGATGAGCGTTGATGAGATTGTTGATATAATCCGTGAGGAGCAAGGTCTTGGTAAATTTACACCGCGGGAGCCGATAATATCAACTCTTGAAAAAGAGCAGGGCTTAGAAAATAGAATCGCTGAGATTATTAAAGTTAAAGAAGATAATTATGGGCTTATTTCAGGTAATTTACTATCGCGTGGTTTAGAGTCCTTAACTCAGAATGATACTTCTCAAGCTGTTTCTTTAGGGCTGGGGCGGACGCTAACGCCAATCTCAACAAGGATAAAAAATATTTCACCTAGACTGTTCTCTAGGTTAAGAAGATATGAGTTTGACGTTAAGGAAGTCATTTTAAAGGATATGGATTACATTAACCCCTTCTTAAAAAGATTCCGAAAACTTGATGGGGATACACAAATTGCTTTAGATTTAGCGTTAAAGAACGGTGACCGTGAGCTTGTTGATTTTATAGGCATAAAAAATGATATGCAGAGTGAAATTGACGAGGTTTACGAGATGTTGAATGATATTCATAAAAGAGCAAAAGAAGCTGGTGTTGAAATAGAATACCGTAAAGATTATTTCCCAAGGCGTGTGAAGGATATTGATGGCCTGATTGATTACTTTAAACAAGGGGAATATTGGAATGTTGTAGAAAAAGCGTTTAAGAAACACGCTGAAAAGAGTGCGCCTCTTTCTGAAAAGTCAAAAAAAGAATTAAAGGATTTTCGCAAGAATTTGTTGCTTAAAATTAAAAATGGTGAGAAAAGAAAACTAACCCCTGATGAGAGCGCGTCTGTTTCTAAGGCTTACAAGGATAAAAAAGAATCAATGCCGCGCCGTGCTTTAACTAAGGAGGAAAAAGCTAAAATTATTAACAGCCTAATGCGTGGATTTAGCGTCGGTGGGGTTCAAATATCTAGGTCTGGCAATCTAAAAAGCAAGCGTTCTATAGAAACGGTTACAGCAGATATAAATAAATTTTACGAAAACCCTGAACAAGCATTATTAGCTTATGTCTCAATGACAAACGAAACGATAGAAACCTCAAGATTGTTTGGTAAAGGGCAATCTTTAGATGATGGCGGGGACACCCAAAATTTAGAGGATAGTATTGGCTCGTTTATTGAACAAGAAGTTGCTAGTGAACACCTAAATAATCGTGATATTGAAATATTAAAAGATATTTTTACCGCTAGATTTAATACAGGAAGAATGGGTGCTATAGCTGGTTCTATGCGTGACTTAATGTATATTGACGTTATGGGTTCTCCATTAAATGCGATTACCCAGTTTGCGGATTTAGCCCCCGCTATGTGGAACGCTGGTTTAATCAATACTGGTAAGACGCTACCTTTTTCCATGTTTGATAAAACAAAACTAAATCTTAGAGATTTAACGATTGAGGATATTGCCCATGAGTTTGATAATAACAACCTAACGAGCGGGTTTGTGAATAAAGTTTTTACAATGACTGGGTTAAGGAAGATAGACCGTATTGGTAAGCTTACTTTAGTTAATGCCACGTTAGAAAAATACCAAAAACAAGCTAAGAAAAACAATAAAGAGCTTATAGAGAGGATTAATCTATTTTTCGGTGATGCTTCTTCTGGTAGCAACCAACCATCAGGCATGACAACTTTAGTAGAGGAACAAGTTCTTCAAGACCTGAAAGAAGGTGTTTTGTCTGATGATGTTAGGTATTTAATGTTTAACACTTTATTAGATTTCCAGCCTGTTGCCCGTTCTGAGATGCCTGAATATTACTTAACTAATGGGAATATGAAGATATTGTATACTCTTAAGTCGTTCACGATTAAACAGCTTGACGCATACCGCCGTGCTATTTTTACAAACCTGAGTAAAGCTTATGAGAATAATGACCCGATTGCGGCTGGAAAAGCTATAACAAGCGGTGCTTATCTTTATGGTCTTTATGTTGCTATGGGAGCGTCTGCTGACTATATGAAGGATTTGTTAAGAAGTATGTTTGAAGGGGATGAAATGGAGGATCCAGAAGACTATGTTTTAGATAATATGCTTAAAGCTATTGGTTGGAGTAGATATCAGCATGATATGGTAGGTAGGAGTGGTGCGGGTGATGTTATTTGGGACTTAGCGAAGCCACCGAGCAAGTTTTTAGATAACATCCAAAAGGATTACAAGACCATAAAGAAAGATGGGCTTACTCTTGAAAATTCTAAGGCAGTACGCTCTATCCCTGTTGGCGGGGAGTTGTATTACTTCTGGTCAGGAACAGAAAATAAAGGTAGACCATCTACCTTTGGTAGATATTAAGTAATAATTTTGATACACTGTATATGGAGAAAATAAAATGACAGTAACAACAATATATATACCAGCAACCTACATAGGGGATGGTTCAACGACGGTATTTGCTTTAGCGCATCAGGTTAAGCAATCAAGCCATATATCTATAACAATAGATGGTGTGGCTACATCCGCATGGTCGGCTACGGGATACGGGGACAATGGAGGGGTGTCTATTACCTTCGATATAGCGCCTAATAATGGGGCGTCTGTTATTATCCGACGCATTGTACCTTATACACAAGACACTGATTTAGAGAATTTTGATGGGAATCCTGCTGAGGTTACGGAAAGTCAGTTTGATTTACTTGCTATGGCAGACCAGCAAATCGCAGAAGAAAATGATAGAGCTATTTTAGCGCCACTGGGTACGGCGTTAACAAATAATGAGATTATAGGCACAATTGACACAACGGTTCGTGTTTTAACGGTTACAACGGCTGGCCCTGCTGCGTCTGATTTATTAGATATAGGAAGTTCTTTAGACACTGTTTTTACTGGTTTGGCTGAAAACGATTTGTTTGTTTATAATGGGTCAGCTTGGGTAAACGACACGACTCTAGCAGGTGATATTACATTTGACGGCAACAATATTTTTTCAGGTATTATTGATGTTACTCAAGTCAATGCTGAAACAAGCGCGGGGGGAAGTTTGCGTACAGCGGGGGGTACGAGTTGTATAACATGGGGTAGTGGTGGCGCGGCTAATATTACAGCAGGTGGTAATCTATCTATGGATACCACGCATAAAATTGTTAGTTGTGCGGAGCCTACAAGTGCGCAGGACGTAGCGACTAAAAATTATGTAGACACAGAAGTTGCGGCCGTAGATACAAAATATGAAAGCGCGGCAACAACCTACACGGATTCAAGCACAGTTACATTTACTCATGGATTAGGGGCTATTCCCAAATATTACAAAGTATTTGGGCGGTGCACAACTGCTGCAAATGGTTTTGCTATTGGAGAAGAATTTGAGGTTTTCGTTGTTTTTGCAGGGTCGGCTAGTAATGTATATGGCGGAATGCCAAAGGCAAGCGCAACGCAAATATCTATAGTTATAAGCGGTAATGGGATTTGTGTTATTAATGGAAACTTTGAATTAATAAGTCCCTCAAACTTTAAATTAATAGCAAGAGCGGAGCTTTAACAATGGACAAAGATATAGCAACTGCTTTTACTGATTATGGTTTGTTTGTAATAATATACGGAGATTATGTTTAATAATGATGAATTTGACTTTAAGCTTAGGATTGCAGAAAAAACGCTCAAGTGTAGGCGGCTCTGGTCCGTTATTAATTCCCTCAAGTGTTGCCTCGCAATACGGACAAACAGCAGTAGGGCAGGCGGGGCCGACTGGCTTTGATTGGGTTTCAAACACACAATTCTTGCAATGTAGTCGTTTAAAAGCGTCTGGCGGACAAGCCGAAAAGCAACGTATCCAATTCATGGATATGGCAACAGATACTTTTGCAATTACGTCAAGCGGTAGCGTAGTGGAATTATCGCAGGATAACGAAGGTGTCTTTGCTCAGGTTGATTATTTAGGTAACGATAGGGCGATTGTTATGATTGCCGCTACGGATGAAGTGGCATTATATATCATTGATACGTCTGGCGCATCGCCAGTTGAGCTTGCCTATGATAATTTCAATAGTGTTACGGCGGACGGTAACACCAGCGCAAAAACTTCCATGGAAAAGCTATCTGATACGGAAGTGGTTATCTTCTTTGAAGAAGCCTTAGACAGTGAGTGCGTTATTCTTGATATCACAGGGGATGCCTTTTCTTACGGTTCTAAAACTACAACCAACCTCACAACAGCAGACTATACAGGTAACGCCATTCTTAAAAATGGTACTCGTGCGTTTATTAGTGGTAACAGAGAAGTTACGCTCATTGACTTAACGGATATGTCAGAGATTTCAGAAACAGACGTAGGCACGTTTAAGAACGATGGTTTTATGATTAAATGGGATGAGGATAGTGTTCTTTATGTTTGGGAAGATGGCACGGATACTTTCGGTAGTCTTATTGAGGTAGATGGAAGTGATAACGTAACAATTAATACTATTGCCACACTTCACACAGGCTCAACAATATTTAGCGGTACGCAAAACGAGAGTTTAATTAAATTCAATGATACTCAAGCAGGGCTGTTTACGTTATTCCAAGGCGTTAGCACAACTCAAACGCGCTGTTTAACAATGACGGTGGCGGTTGATAAAACCATCACAGCCACTAGCACTCAATTTGTGCAAAATGGAGATCATCCTACAGTCAAGATGATACCTAATTCAAATAATAGCGGGGTTCTTTCTGTATCGCAGGACATGACAACAACCCCCGCAGATCAACTTAACTATAAGGTGCAGGATGTTGCTACGTTGATTGCGCCAATTCCTTTATTCTCTAATGTGCTTAATGGTGTTTCTAATTATCGTATTTTGGCTATTGGTGATAGCACAACGGCGGGCGTTGGCGCGAAAGCCGCTCAAACTAACTTTAGAAATTTCAACGCCACAGAGAAGCTTAAAGATTTGATTGAAGCAGAGGGATATGCCGCTTCTTCTGATAGCTTTATTGGTTGGGGCGCGGCGCTTACCTCTAGTAATAACGAACGTGTCCTAGATAATGACGATAGAGTGACTTATAGCGGCTCTATCAGTAAAAATACCACTGGTAATGCACTAGGGTACGGTTTGTATCAGATATCGGCGACTGGTATCATAGGTTATACGCCCACGGAGAATGTAGACACATTCAAGATTTACGTTGCTAAAAATGTGAGTGTTGGGAATAACATTGTTTATAATATTGATGGCGGTGCGGATACAACCGTTTCATTGCACGTTGGCGGTTCGCGAACGTATGAAGTTATCACAGTAGATGCGGGGTCGGTTGGTTCACATACTCTTAATTTAACCACCACTGGCGGGTATTTCTTGCATGGTATTGAGGCGTATGATGGTACACGTAAGCACGTAAGCTTGATTAATGCGGGGGGAGCATCCTTAAAAGGTACGGCTTTTTACGGCACAGGCTCAACAGTGCCATGGGCGGCGGGCGAATGTCCAGTTTATCTATTGCCTGATTTGATTAAAATTAATTTAGGTATTAATGACTTTAACGGTAGTGTAACCAAAGCGGCGTTTAAATCAGCTATGCAAACGGCGATTGATGGGTATGCTTCAAACTTCCCCGATGTTGATATGCTATTGGAAGTTCCTAATGCTATATCTGCGTCAGATACACCAGATATTTATGACGGAATTATTGAACTCGGGGTGACAAATTCAATCCCTGTTTTAGACTTACGTGACAGCTTAGGCGCAACTTATACGATTGCAAATGCGGCGGGGAATATGGCGGATGGTAACCACCCTAACGAAACTGGGTACGGTGTTAAAGCTGGCGCGTTATTGAATAAATTGAAAGTAATTTAATATTATGCTATTTTACATATTTTATATCATAAGTATAATTCTTCATATTTTCGCATTTTATTGGGGAGTTAAAACTCTGTATGTTGGCGATAGATATTTTAGCCAGACATGTATAAGAGATTTTTTCACGTCTTACAGAGAACGCAAGCACGTTGCAACGG